AGAAAATAAACAAAAATTCTTCATACGAAGATCTCTTGCTCCAAAATTATTTTACTTTAAATTCAAATAACAAACACTACAAACCTTTGTCCCAAGAGGATTTCGATGAAAATATTTTCGAGAACTATGGAAAAATTTTGAAAGGATTGAATAAATTAATTTATTGTGTGAGATATTGGAATTCAAGAGAATGTCCAAATTACGAATTTCCTTGGGTGAAAAACAGCGGATATCTGACATTGCGGCTTGATGCGGAGGAGAAACAAGAAAAAGATTATTATGTCGGGGTAATTAATCAGATTGTGAAAAATATTTTTTCATCAGATACTTTGTTTAAAAAAAAGAATCGTGTTGATGAATTTATCAATAAATCAGAATCACAATAAATTATGTTTCATAGGAAGAAAGATAATTTATTCTCGTTAGCCATCTGAATCATTTGCTCTCAACTTTTTTGATCAGTTTCAAAATTTTTTTCTTTAAGGCGTGGACCATTAAATTCTTAATATTGTCCGAATTGTATGGGAGATTGTACCACGAAACATTCGCATGGATAACATATTTTCTTAATACTTTCGCCACGAAATCCTGGCTAGCAATAAATACTTCAATGTAGCGGAAAATTTGTTTAAAATCATCTGAACTTAGTGTCTTATACTCTTTATTTAGATTAGTTCGCTTATTAATGAGTTCTACATTAATTGTTTTTTTATCGTGTGTCAGATTGAAGAATTTTGCAAGTTTCTCAAATTTCGAAGAATTATACAGCCATTTGTCAATCAATTTTGCATGATAATAATTAATCATCCGATCTTGCATTCTATAATCAGTCTGACCTAAATCGTTTTTCATAATTGTTGTGGGTACCATATGAGATGTTTGAGGGAATCGGTAACCGCCAGTATCAGGATCAAAAATTGCATTAATTGAGTTTGAATAAAAACTAGGACTGGTAACTATACTATACATTGTCTATATGATACTTACAGATTTTATTCACCAAATGTTTGTTCGCCAAATCTTTCGGCATTAAATGTATGGTTATTCAGTATATTTGATAAATGAACGATATACTTCAAAGTTATGTGCGTCGTGTCACCATGAAATGGATAATTTTAAACCAAAAGAAGACCACGAAAAGTGCAAAAAATGTCGACATAATAATTATATTGAATTGAAGAAAAAGTATGGTGAACCATTAAAATGGGTAGATGCTCATAAAAGTGACTGAAGCGTTGTAAAAACGTATAATGTGATTCAGTAACCAAACGACGGAGTAACTTGTCAAAAGCATACTCAAACTCTTGCCATAATAGAGACAAAAATGCAACAATAAATATGTAATCGCCAGTTCCAATAAGAAAATATTTAAGAACAGGCAAGAGATTAGAAAGATTTATATAATTAAAATATTATTTTACTATACGTAAAATATCGTATAAAGTGTCCATGTGACACCTCCGATAGCTTTTGTATCTCGTCCAATTACTCACGTACATTAAAATTAAAATTAAAACAAGTTGACATTTAATGATTAAATTTTTTATTTGAAGACTTGTGTGATTCAAATTATAATTTACTCGCCAATTTTTTATAAAAGTAAATGATCAGTGCGTCATAGTGTGATGGTATGTCTTCCCATGATTCATAATTTGTGTTAACATAGGATATCAACAGATCAACAAATTGTGAATATTTAAAGTACTTAATCACGAGTGCATCTATGATTTCTTTTACGATTTTGCTATTGGTATAAATATTCAATTCTATTTCATCATTTCGATTGTATTGGTCACTAACCAGTACGTGATCTGCTTGAATAACATCATCTTCACCATCCTTTTTTTCCACATAAAGGACTCTGTCGATGATCTTGAGTCTATATTTTTTAATGATAATACTATAATACTTTACCATCCAAACCTTCACTAGGAGATTATAGTAATATTCTTTCACTTTGTTCGATATGTTTTGAACATCAGATCCGAAAACATACCAAGAAATATCATGAACGCGTTTAATCGTGTAAAAGGATTTATCTGCATTTTCAAGCGACCAATCAATTGTTTCGTCAAATGTATGAATATCATAAGTGCCCTCTAAAAATTGATATTTTGTCAATAAAAATCTTGGCATTGAGAAATATTGTGTGTCGATGACCTCCACCGGAGCATTTGAATCACACGCTTTGAGTTCATAATTATCATTTTTTTTTGTTGGAATTGTTGCACATGCGCTCTGTGTTGATTTTGGTAAGACATTCATTGTGTAAGGATTGTAAACATTCACACCTGGGGGATAACATTGTGTAATACACTCATCATTTGTAATTTTTGTGTTCCTATGTTTGAAAGATCTTTTGTACATCCAAACGACTATAATTAATGACCAGATATTAAATGAATAAATTTATACATTAAATAAAAATCTTTTTAAATAATATAAAAGTTCATGAATAGTTCTGGACAACCAGGTATGATGTATATAAAAGAAATCATCAATTTGAAAAATAAGTTCTCACGCGGAATCGATCAAGGATTGATTAAAAATAAGGATGATATCTATCAAATTTGTCGCGGAATTCGTTTGAATGTCGGATACTTGATCAAGGAATACGAAGAACTGGTCAAAAAACCTAATCCATCAGATGATGATTTGATTAATCTCAGTATTTTATTTGATCACATTTTCGAGGGAAATAAATTAGTGAGAAAATGTTCAATCGTTTCATCGAGAGTCGAATCTTTCCTCGAGGACGGATCTCATCCAATTGATGCACAACTCACTTCAAGCGAAGCACCATCAGACGCACAATATAGCAGCACATCAGATGAACCCCTGAGAGCACATCCAAGTGCTTTATCCTCACTTCATCAAACAAAAGTTGGAGAAAGTTCATTTCATATTAAACCAAATGATATTATCAGCGGATTATCACAAAATACTGATTCCATTAAATCAAATCTTGGATCATTAAAAAATAAATTGTCTGTATTAAACGCAGAAACAATGCAATTGACATCACCTGTTTCTGAAGACAGATTGCAAGAATCAAAACAAATTTTGGCTAATGCATTAAGTAAGAAGAATCAAGAATCACAATCTAATGCTTTACAGAACATCTCACACACTTTTAATTCAAACCAAACTGAAACATCAATTTCTGAATCAGATGAAAATCCTTTAATGAACACTGCTACTATTGATGAACAAGCTAGTGAAATTTTTAGGACTCCAAGTGTTTCTGAATCAGATGATTTATCCTCGATTTCGCTCCATAATATTGAGGAACGTACTCTTCCCACCTTAGTTGTTTATTATAGAACTACTTGTCCCCCATCCAGAGAATTCATTAAAAATATCTGGAATAAATTATGCACAATCCCAGGTATCCAAGACAAAATTAATTTGATCCCTCTTTTAACTGAACAATTTGACGCAGTGACACCTGATTTGATTGAGAAGAAAATTATTTCAAGTGTTCCTACTCTTCATTTGTTCAAGAGAATGGGTGAGAAATATGTCGAAATCAAAGATCGTTCAACACTTGAACAATTATTAAATAGCTTAAGATCACATGGTGTGAGTGTTTAAACATTTATTTGATGATAAATAATATTTGAAAATTATTTTTTATCATCAGCTAAAAGCAAATTTAAATAGTCTTCGCGTTGAGAACAGCGACTTATGTTCAATTTTCTTCTTACACATTCATCTTTTAATCCTGCCACTTTCAATAGGTCGTAATTAATTGACTTTTGTTCCTGGATTTCAAGATAGCGAATTTCATTGATAATATGATTAGTTCTCATTAATTTATTTTGCTTGAGGAGAAGTATTATTATATTGTTGATCTGCCAAATGATTTCATTAAGTTTGGTCACCAATTTGTTTTGTTCTTGTTTTGATGCAATGTTAAAAATAAATTCTAACTGTGCTTGGACTTGCTCTGAATTATTGTTCACACTCATATTTAATATTGACTGTTTGAGATTTGTTCGTGCGATATACTGAATTGATGCCATGTTATCAATATTCGCAAATATCTTTTCCTTGAATATGTTAATCTCATTTGTATTATCTTTTATTTGTTGAATTGTGTTCATAATTAAATCGTATTCCAGTTGCATTTTATCTGGATCATCATCAAGGGTAAATTTCTTTGTCATGAGCACATCATATTCTTCAACCAAAGCAGATAATTTTTCATAAATTGCGAAAGTGCGTGGATCAGGTTTTGGTTCTTCAAATTTAATGATCTCTGGTCTTTTATCCTTGGTGTTGGATTCATTGGATTTATTGGATTCAGTGGATTCAGTGGATTCAGTGGATTCAGTGGATTCAGTGGATTTATTGGAATCATTGAGCACATTCTCATTCTTGACTTGATCAATTTTATTGATTGTATTCACATCATCAGTTCCATTTTTATTTGCTTCAATTACTGTAAGAATAGCACCTGCGACAATTGTTCCAGTTACTTCAAGAATTTTATCTAACTTAGATGACGATCCACTGAAATTAGAAACATCAATGCCTTGTTTCATCAATTCAGCGTTTTGTGTTGCGTGATGAATCGCCAAAAATCTTTCTTCTTCAGTTCTGATTCTTTGTTTCAATTCACTTATTTCTCTTTCACGAACTTTTCTATATTGAAAATTAGATTCAGCTTTGAACCTAAATCCCAAACTACGATGAAGTGGATGAGAATCAAGTTCTTGATTTAGAATTTCAATTCTGTCCTGCCATTGTTTAATCAAATCGCTCATTATAAATGATATATTACTGATCTGGTTTTATTTTTTAAATTAAAAATAAACCAGATGTTTGCATCTTAAAATCTGGATGCACGTCAATATTTATCTCATCTTATGAGAACAATATATAAGATACTGACTCGCATCAAATACAAATAATTAAATGCTTTTAAAGAAGTTCTTAATTATTTTACATCAATAGACATCATCTCAACACTTATGTGAGACAGGAAATTTGCTTGTTTTTTTTCTAAAATATGCGTTTCTACATGAATTAATTTCTTCAAATGGTGTTTCATCATTTATAATTGATTCATAGGTTTCTCCTCGAAGAAGACGAATAATAAAATTCACTGAATAAACTCCACATTCTGATGTATCGCGTTGATGTTGTTTATTATTTATTTTCACTAGAGGATTCTTTTTTAGTGTATTAATGCAAAATTTTTTGAATTGTTCGATCATATTATTCATATTTTCTACTGGTCCTGTTCCAAGTGAATTATAATAATAGCATTCGCATTTGTTCAAATCCATATACATCGCAACCCAATGAGATCCACCTTGTCCCATTTTGTCCAAATTATAGACAATGGCCAATCTCATTTTTCCTCTTGAATAAAGATTTTTCAAATCGAGACGAGATAAGGGACAGATCGAATGTTCATCACAATCCATGGGAACCGCGCCAATAAATTCGAAATCAGGATAATAATTCTCCCTAAGACGCATAATGTCTTGAATATCAAAATTTGATAACCATGTTGTGGCAGTCTCTGGTCCCTCAGGTAAAAGTGTATTTAGTTTCACATCATCCCTGAGTTCTTGCAACATTTCATCAAGGAAGTCTTGTTTAAATAGACACTCTTGGTCTCCCTTACATGTTGTTTGATAACGTTTTGCAAGTTCTGCTAACATTTTTTTGGGATTATTATGATCTTCATCAATTAAACTATGCACTTGAGGATTTCCCTGAACTGTTTTCAATGTATATCGGTTATGCGCACGAATCATTTCAATAATATGACGCTCAGTGAGACATGTACCATACAATAACTCTTTTCCAGGAGGACAGGATCCAACAGGTCGTAAAACAGATGAACTAATTGAGGATGAACTTGAGGATTCGGTCTCGGTGTGAGTTTCGGTTTGGATTTGGGTCTCGGTCTGAGTCTCAGTATATTCTACTTTTTTTGAAACAAATGATTCTCCTCCGTTTATTTTACGCGAATACTTATTCTGTCCTTTCTTCGATTTATTCTTCATTATAATATAAATTTATATTTTAATTAAGAAGATCGTCAATTGAACTTGTTCTCTTTCACATTCGATATTGTCTTTTGATCATACATTAAATTGGATTTAGATGGTAACACTTGATCATGTGTTAAATTGGATTTAGATGCTGTCAGTTGATCATATGTTAAATTGGATTTAGAAGGTAACACTTGATCATGCGTTAAATTGGATTTAGATGGTAACACTTGATCATGTGTTAAATTCGTTTCGGATGGTAACACTTGATCATGCGTTAAATTGGATTTAGATGGTAACACTTGATCATGTGTTAAATTCGTTTCGGATGGTAACACTTGATCATGCGTTAAATTGGATTTAGATGGTAACACTTGATCATGTGTTAAATTGGATTTAGATGGTAACACTTGATCATGCGTTAAATTGGATTTAGATGGTAACACTTGATCATGCGTTAAATTGGTTTCGGATGGTGTCTGTTGATCATGCGTTAAATTGGTTTCGGATGGCGTCAATTGACAATAACATAATTCTAAATTTGGTACCTTAATTGATGCATAATCAAATTCTACATTTGGTGTTGTTATTAGCTGAACATCAAATAAATTAAATTCTGTTTTTGCAATTAAATGAATCTCTTGTTGTTCCGCACATATAGTATCTTTAAATAGGTCGCAAAAATTAAATTTGCTATTTTTTCCCTGATTGACAAACAGCCAGATCAGGTTTCGTCTAAATTCAGGATAATGCATCATTCGATCATATCGAAGCAGCCCGATTAAATTCATGTAAGTTAGTTCATTAAGTTTACGATTGCATAGGCTAAGAATATATTTTAATTCATTATCAGATAATACATCAATGAGATTACTGATGAACCAAGGATATTTTTTATTTTGATTCTCATAAGAATTAGTAATGACATCACCAGATATATCGTAAAAATGTATTTTAAATGATTTCGAATAAATAGCAGTGGAAGATAATATTTTTTTTAGTAAATCTCTTGATGAACAATTTGGTTTTTCCAATACAATCAGACGTAAGGTATCAATATCAATCATATTTGAATATTTTTCAACAAATTCAGCTAATTTACTTATGATCTGATTATTCTTCAATTGTAATTGCGCGATTAATTCGAAAAAATAAAATCTTATGGGTTTTTCTCTATTGTCCAAACTTATTTCTTTAATCTGTTGAAGAAAATGCAGAATTATATTTTCGAAGATCCTTGTCTTTGTTTCATTTAGGCACATATAATCGATCGATTTCCAGAGTTCAACAATTGATTCAAGATCAGTATTTTCATTGATAATAAAACTGATGGATTCATCACTTGAATGCGCATTGTATTGTACATCTAATTGCTCATTTGATTCGTCATTTAATTGTTCATTTGATTCTTCATTTGTTTCGTCATTTAATTGTTCATTTGTTTCGTCATTTAATTGTTCATTTGATTCTTCATTTGTTTTGTCATTTGATTGTTTATTCGATTCTTCATTTGTTTTGTCATTTGATTCTTCATTTGATTGTTCATTTGAGTTGTCATTTGTTTTGTCATTTGAGTTAACATTTGTATCGATACTTGAATTATCATTTGATTTGTCGTTTGTTTTGTCATTTGAATTAACATTTGTATCGATACTTGAATTATCATTTGATTTGTCGTTTGTTTTGTCATTTGAATTAACATTTGTATCGATACTTGAATTATCATTTGAATTATCATTTGTTTTGTCGTTTGAGTTAACATCTGTATCGATACTTGAATTATCATTTGATTTGTCGTTTGATTTGTCGTTTGTTTTGTCATTTGAGTTAACATTTGTATCAATATTTGAATTATCATTTGAGTTATCATTTGAGTTATCATTTGAGTTATCATTTGAATTATCATTTGAGTTATCATTTGAGTGCGCGTATTTTGTGAAACATTCTGACCAGTTGGATGATTGTGAAATAAGTATGTCAAATAGAATGTGTGAAATAAAATCATAAAAACACCTGTCTTGAATTTTCTTTATGCGATGAAAATCCTTCAAGTGATTAATAAATTTAAAATATTCCTCTTGTGAATGAATTTTATCTAAATCATGATGCGATAATTGATTTTCTTTTTTTGGTGAAATCCCACCAGAGAACAAAATTTTTTTCATTTCGTTTTTAGTTTTATCTCCAAATAACGTCATATCGATTTGTGTCATATGCTGACGAATATTAATCAAAAGCATACGATACGAACTGTATTTGAACACAAGATTTTTCTCAATTCCAATCTTTCCTGGTATCAAATTGTAAATTTCTTCATAATCCAAATCATCAAGATAATCATATTTATTAACTAATACAATCAACTCAATATAATTTCCTCGTGTATTGTAATCATCAATTAATTTCTTAATTTTCATAAAACTCTGCACTTCAGAACCATCTCGAAAAGCAGAATCAGCAGATGTCACATAAACAACAAGATCCGCGGAAAAAATACATTTTTCCACCACACCGAAAAATTTTTCATTGAGATCATTTGAATCATCAAAACCAGGATAATCCACAAATAAATAATTATCAAATCCCCAACGTGAAGGAAGTGGAGATGAAACAGGAGCTAAATTAAGTGATTCGAGAAGAATTTTTTCGTCAAGTGTATTCAATTGTAAAATATTTTTCTTTGATTCATCATGTATCATGTCAAGTTTTGCACCAATTATTTTAACCTGTTCATCTTTGCCTTTCGCACTCATTGTGAATTCCACACGATTAAAAGTTTCTCGAAGAAGTGAAACATTTGAAACAATCTGACCCACAAGAGAATTAATCACAGAAGATTTACCAGATGAAACTTTGCCAATGAAGTGAATATTAAAAGTCATTAATTAGAGTTATTAATGATTTTTAATTTAGTACAATAAATATTTAATTCAATTTTTCTTTGTTGTTCTCAGTGCTTCTTGTAATAATTATGAGTTACCTCTTCCTGATATAATGGATTAGGGAATCGTGTGTGCGGATTCTTTTTGAGATATCGTTTGTGAACATAGGAGAAAATAATTTTTGCTCTTTTTTGTTTTAGAGTCCCACGCTCAACATCTTGAATATAATCAATTAGATTTTCCAATTCATCAGGACTAGATCTGAAAAACTTAACATATTCCCAAAATTGTTCAATGATTGGGAGTTTGGATGCAAACCAGTTCTTATCGCGTTTGATTAAATGACACGCAACCTTAACTAATTTCCAATAAATAACGCGATCAAATACATAGGTTTGTGCGAGTTCACTCTGATGGAAATCGCTCAAGGCACCAGCAATCCACTCATCTAATTCCTTAGGTGTCATGTGCATGCGGGGTGGGTAAAGGAATTTTGCATTAAATAAACAATCTTCATAATCCTTGTCTTTGAAAGTTGAATTATAACGATTAATATCACGGCTCTTCCAATTAAGTTTATTTTTTGGGAATAACTGAATAATTGCCCCCTTTTCCAAATTATATGTCTTAGAAAGAGATGGTGTATGAGAATGAGTATCCTCTAAAAAATCCTTTCGGTCCTCATATTCTTCTAATCTACATTGTAAGAAATCACACTCATCTAAGTTTGTCACCTCCTCTTGAATTTGTACTTGTACCCAATAATAATGAGGACAAATATCGCCATCCAATGTGCCCTCCGTCTTTATCACACGAGATAATGGACATTTAATTTCAAGTAAGCGTCCCACAAGCGTTGATAATCCATCACCTTGATATCTTTTCTTTGTACAAATACCATCAGGGCTGGCACCAATGAATGAATATTGTGGATGGATCAGCAAACCATACTCATCAACATAAATATTGTTTCTGAAACAATAAATTTCATTAGCAACAGATTCATATTTCTTTCCGTGATGACATGCTATATTTTCAGTAAATGGTTTTCCCTTACCGCATTTATCAAGTAAAATATCATGAGGCCCATCATACGATGCTTCATTGATTACTGCTGCGATGGCAGTTGCTGTGAGACATTCATTGCGCATTTTAAACCATGCATCACTTTTTTGTTCAGGTTGAGGTAATGCCTTAAGATATGCAACATGTGCATCCCTTCCCTTATATAATTCCTCAAGGAACTTTCGATGAGGATATTCAAACTTTCGCGAAATTAATTCACCAGCACTCATAATTAATACACGATCTTTTGTATTGGACTCTTTATACTGGTCTTGTTTCTCGGTTAAAAAAAAATCGTTGGATGCGCTTACAACCTTGGTTTTATTGTTCGATTCTTCATCTGATAAATGCTGATGTGTTTTTTTAATAATATTAAGAACAGCTGCACTAATAAAGATTTGATCATCTGAATCAGATTCAGATTCAGAACTCGAAAATTTTTTTGATTGTGGTTTGTCTTTACTTTTGGTTTGTGAATTCTGTTTAGCCACTGAACTTGATTTTTTTGCTAAATCCATCTCATCGGATTCGGACTCAAATTCAGAATCAGATGAAATAAATTTGCATGACAAACTTGGTTTCTCTTCTGATTTTTTATTTGGCATTTCGTCTGATCTCTCACTCAATTTGTTTTTACTTAAGACTTTTGATGTGGTTTTATTTGAAGTAATCTCACTTGATGTAAGTTCATTCTCATCATCCGAACTAATAAAACTATGTGTGTTCAATTTAATTTCAGAACATGTGGGATCAAAATTAGAATAATCAAGATGATCTTCCTGGGGTAAATTAATTGTTGGCGAAGATCCTTCAATTAATTTACTCTTAACTTTTTCCTTGAGTCTTTCACTTGCATTGTTGCTTGTATTCAACGTATGATCCGTTTGATTCACACGATCTTTCTTTCCCTTTGTTGATTTCTCAGCTGACTTTGATTTGATTTGCGAATGAGTGAAATTTTCCGAAAGGGTCATCATTGATTTATTATTAAGCCTGATATCATCTCGATAAGTGTAAAGCGTGGCATCATTTGAAGTATTTTTTTTGAATTTAAGTTTAAGAATGTCCCCAACTATTTCTTTAAGTTGCGTTTCTTTTGATAATTGATCATACATTGAGATAACTGATGATACATAATCAATCAATTGTGTTAAATCTTTTTTGTCATATGCTTGGTTTTTAAGTTTTGTCCCATTTAGTTCGTTTTCAAGAATTAGCTCAACCTCCGCATTATAGTAAATAATATCCATTATACACCTACTTACTGAGAATAATAAATTGATCCTTATATAGTTTTTATAAGGATCAATTAAATTCAGTTTTTTATTTATTCCTTTGTTTTTCTGCTCCTCACTTTTGCTATTACTTTTCCCGTAGTTTCTTTTTTGGTCGTGATTTCTTTCTTTTCACTTGGCTTCTTAATTTGATAAAAACCCTTGGAGTCTTGCACGACAAAACTAATTTCGGTGATTTTCATACTGGGGGGATCATAGGTAATTGCATTTTTCACCATGGGATTTTTTTTATCTTTGATCAGTTCAATACTTTTTCTCAAGATTTCGGTTCGATTGTTAGCTACCATTCCCTCTGCCAGTGATTCCTTATAAGGTAATTCGTTAATGTATTCTCTAATCTTCTGAATCTTGTGGAACTCCTTGAGAAGTGACCATCTTTTTGCATAAATTGAATAATTCAATGTTTGATTATATTCACTCGATTTGATTGTTTTCAATGTGAATTTTTTATTGGTTGTGTCTAAAATATAGGTGACATTCTCTTTTTTTTCAATATTATTAATGAAACACCTCTTCTTAATTTCTGCCAAGTAATGATCCTTAAAGCTATTTTGGGGGTCATTAGACATATAATACTTGATCTCATTTGCCAAATTAATCTGAATAAAATTCTGATGAAAATTGTTCCAGTCGATACTATTTTCAGTCATGATTATTATTGTATAAATAGACTTATTCGCTTTATATAATTAATATTCAAATTTTTTCACTGGATTTCATAAAATTTACTTCTGCTAAAAAATATTATCAATTAATATAAATGGATATCTATATCGCAGGTGGATTTTTACAAGATCTCTTCACAAGTAACAAAAAAGAATCTTTTCAAAAATTAAAATTATATGAACACAATACGCAATTATCAAATTCTGAATCAAATGATGCGTCAAATGCACAATCCAATGCACAATCCAATGATCAATCAAATAATTCATCTAATGATCAATCTAATGATCCATCAAATGATCCATCAAATAATTCATCTAATGATCCATCTAATGCGCAATCCAATGGACAATCTGGTGGACAATCTAATGGACAATCTAATGGACAATCTGGTGGACAATCTGGTGGACAATCTAATGGACAATCTGGTGGACAATCTGGTGGACAATCTAATGGACAATCTGGTGGACAATCTGGTGGACAATCTAATGGACAATCCAATGGACAATCTGGTGGACAATCCAGTTTCTTTTCATCAATTCCTTCAACCAATATTACATCATTATCACAAATTGCAATAAATGAAATAACTAAGAATAAAATTATGGAATTATTAATTAAGATTCTGAAAGTATTTTTTTCCATAGTATTTTTTTTAATTGCATTCTATTTGAGCTATTCATCTAATTCTAAACTTGGAATCACTAGTTTCCTACTTAAATTTATTTATGGGTTTGTTGCTGGTGTGTTTAGTATTCCTTATATTTTACTTTATCTATGCTTCAAACTCGATATTGTCAGACTCAGTGAAAAATTAAATTTTGTAGTGGATCATCTCAACATTAATATTTAATTTAGTAATCAATAAACTAAATATTAATAATGCATTCCACGACAAAATTTTTGAAAACATACACAAAATATTGCACAAGACATATTAATTCAAGCAAAGACCCTCGATAAGAAAAACTCGAAACATTCGACAGATTGATTCATATGATTCAAAATATCATTCTTGGGTAAAAGATCTCCACAGTTCTCACATTTTAAGAAAAAATATCTGCATTTGTATGAATGGTTAAGTATATTATTTTTGAAACAATTGACATCATCACAAATTTGATACATTTTGGGTGAATTACTTGGAGTATTATCGTTTGATTCACTCGATGTGTCAGTATTTGACAATTCTGCATTTGAAAATTCAGTATTAGATTCGTTATTAGATTCAGTATTAGATTCAGTATTAGATTCAGTATTAGATTCAGTATTAGATTCAGTATTAGATTCAGTATTAGATTCAGTATTAGATTCAGTATTAGACGTATAACCATTTGAAAATTCATCATGTGCAATCACTTCATTATTTTCTTTTATTCTCTTGTAAATACACCCTTCTAAATGTTCTACCACCGATGAATAATTTCCCTTGAAATTGCATTCGGAATTAACACATGAAAAGAGCACTAGAGGATTTTCCCTGAGTCTTTTGATTGTCCCATTGTTAATACAGGGGAAACCCTTAGCGCCACAAGGTGATTGTACAATTTGAAATGATGATATATTATGTGTATTACGAATATTAGGCTCGTTTGATGTTTCAGATTCATTAGAAACATTTTCTGTTGTATTAACTAAACAATCAAAACATATAACACAATTACATTTTTTGTCACTGACTTGAAAAAAATCCTGTTTAAATGAAATTGGACAGAGAAAAAAATTTAATGAAGATTCTTTTTGATATCTCTCTCGATATAAGTCGCCAAACAATGGATTTTTTTCATAGTGATCCTTTTTTAACTGGAATGATTTTGAACATGATGTGCATGCAACTAATGATGAATCAACTTTTGCACTAAAATTCTTTCCACAATCCTTAATGAATTGCGCAGTCTTAACCATTTCTAAGTTTCTAATATCATTAAAATATTTATCAGTTGCTTCCACTGATCTTATTTTTAAGGGTTTAGTTTTGCTTAGTTCATTTGGTAATTGACAGTCTGGTGAATATGTTGCGTGTGAATGCATTTGGGGTGAATGCATTTGGGGTGAATGCATTTGGGGTGAATGCATTTGGGGTGAATGCATTTGGGGTGAATACATTTGTTGTGAATATTTATTATTAGTGTTAGATGGTTGTTTGACGATATTTATTTGATGAGTTTGTTTAATTTTATTATCAATCTGGATATTTTTTGGTACTTCCTTTGGTGCATGTGCATAATTATTTAAATTTTGACCTTGTGAATGATATTTGTGTGGATATTGACGCGTGTGTGCGTGTGTATGTGTATATGTATGTGAATGTGGGTCAAAGTATGTATCTGAGTGTGTGTGAGGGTATGTGTACCCGCCACCATATATATTTTGGTTTGTGGGAAAATTTTGCTGATGAGAGGATACATTGCTTTTATTTGATGAATTTGAATAATTGGTGGGATACGAGGCTTTCAGTGTACGAAGCCCCAAATAAGACGTTTGTTTTTCCATTAAATTGAGGACAATCCTGAAGGAATATCTGGTTTTGCTTTTAAATAGTTTAAAATAATTAAAACATTGAAAGAATCATATTTTTCAATTTTTTAATTTATCAACAATTGTCTCTTTATTCAATCAAAATTTCTGTGTAGAGATCTCGTTCTTTCAGTTCTTTTAGTGAATCTGCACGAATTATATAAAACGTTTGTTGGATATTATTTTGTTCATAATAAATTAGTTCACTTTCAATTGGGTAATCATCAGTTTTTTTCACACCACACGAATTTGCATTTGTTTTTGTATTTGATTTTGTATTTGATTTTGCATTTGATTTTGCATTTGATTTTGCATTTGATTTTGCATTTGATTTTGCATTTGATTTTGCATTTGATTTTGTATTTGTGTTTACATTTGATCTCACATTTGTATTAAAGTCTGATTCTTTTCCTCTTGATTCTTTCTTATCTGTTTTTGATTTAGTATCTTCTGATTTGTTCTCAGTATATGACCCAGAAAAAAATCGTTTAATGAATGGAAAATCAAAATTCATTTGTATGATTCTTTGCTTGTTTCTCTTAATCTTTCATCAAATTTTGTTTGCTTTTAAGCAATAGATATTTCAATTTTTTAATTTAAACGTTTCTTCTCATCAGATGGATATAATTATGAATCCTTCATCAAAATTACCAAGACCAACTAAACCAGGTGACTTTATCAATTTTCCAAATGGTATAAATCCCAATAATTTCGTCAATACTCCGACACAAAACCCTCTTCTTGGAACTAACCCATACGGAGGTAATACATTGGATCCGGGAAAAAAATCTCAATTTGGCAATCAATATAATTCTCCGGTTGATGCAGCATATAGTAATTTTCCAAAGGCTTATGCGCCATCTATCCCACTTGATGTGAATGGTTGGGATCCTAAATCTGGATTCACGAATAAAAATTTTCAGAATCAGAATGATATTTTAATTAATAATCTTGGTGCTAATATTTTGGATGAACATATCAAAGAATATTCACTTTTGATTGATAGTAAAGATAGAAATTACAAAGCATACCCGAATCCCTTCAAATATAAGGTAAAATTTGGCCCACTTCCCAGTAGACCAGAAATGAATAATGGTAAATTTGAAGTGTACACTGATACAACACCATATATTTATAATGTTTATACCAATATAAGATACATAAAATTGGAAACTGTTTTATTACCTTACTTCTATCGCGAAAAAGATGGGAGAATTGATCCACGATTTGCCCTAACTAATAATTTGTATACATTGGTACACATTGATGAATACACTGACGTTAATCAGAATTCTACAAATGATGTTCTAATGTCAAGTTTCGGTATTTGCTACTACGATTATAGAATTAATGATACTCATTTCGCAGTAGATCCACTAAATGCTATAAAAATTTTTCCCCCAGATAAGTTAGCAACATTAAAGTCCCTGAGTCTTTCAATCACTGATCCATATGGTAAAGTATTTGATCCAATACATCTAAACAAGCAAATTGAAACTGCTTCCGAATGTTTATGTGATGAAGACGATGATTATGAGGATGAATGTTACATTCACTCGATAAAACATCCACTGAATCCAATTTTTCAGAATCATTTCCATTTCAAAATTGGAGTGGTAGAACCTAATTTCAATAAAAAAGTATTCAATTAGATTAGATTTTTAATTAAAATATTTAATCTAATATAATAATATATGAATTCTAGTTCAGATAGTACTAAAAATAGCCCCCTTGATGATTTTAAATTATTAAATGTTATAATTTTTGATGGGTTTCACTGTAAAAATGGAAAAGATGAATCCTCCAGTGATAAGACCAAAGAAATATTTGAATATCTTCATGCGAAATGCAGAGCTTATTTAAAGATAAATGAAAATATCCCGTCTGTTAATTTTAGAGATCTTGGGTACCATGAAACAATCAAATGGAATGTTCCTAATTTTTTCCATGTGTCCTCATTCAATATTAGTTTCCTGAGCTGGTACGAATCCGATGAGTATAATTTGGTTATCATCGATATGAATATCTCATCTGATTTTTTCTTTGAGAAGGATCCTGTAATACCTGACATTGATAAAATTTATGAAGAGATACCGCATAACAAACCACAAAAATTTAAATTTGGAATGATGCATATCAAAATTGAAAAAGAGGAAATGCTAGGTCAGTTTTTCTCATTGGTGAACTCAGCAAATAACATTAAAAGTCAACAGAATGAGCCATATTATGCACAATCAAATTTTAATTTCTTCTACTCATTTGTTTTAGACTATTTTTTCGAGAAAACTAAACACGATGATTATCTTTCTTTTGTGGATTATTCAAGTGGGAAATCAGAGAATATTAAATATCATTACTTGTTCGATTCATATGAAAATTCTCAAAAAAATGAACGAATTAAATTCCTTCTAGTTCCAGAATCAATTAGTCTCACAACTTACAACACAATTGTTTGTCCATTATATTATTATTACACGAAAAATCAAGTCACAAATAATGACTTTATGGTATTGAAAAAAAGTATTGTTACGGATATCGCAGACAACTTTCGAAAGAAACCCCCTCAAATAAAAAAACTGATAGATCCGCTTAGTGGTTTTGATTATTATAAAATATTTTATGAATACAATATAATCTTCAGAGATTATGGCATTGATAATTTTAATTATGACTATCAGCCAAGTTCATTCGGTTTTAAAACCGACGAATTTAATTATTTTCTTCACGGACATGATACAATTAAGTTAAATGCAGCTACGATAGACAAACCCAAGATTGATTTTATTTACACAGCTTCACAAATTTTGGGAAAAGCCGAATCACTTGATAAAGTATCATTAATTAAAGCAATCATTAAGTTCGAAGATAATTTTATCACTTATTTATCCTCGGCAATTACAAATAGTTGGTCTGGTAATCAAATCTCAGATATAAAAATTTATTATTTTCAATATCTCACATTTATTTCTAACCACGCATCATATTTCATCGAATTCACAAATTATTATAACATTAATGCACTGATCTATATTTATTTATGTGTGTATTCTAAGGTTGATACTGGTCAGAATAAATACAGTTATCGCTTCACAAGTCTCGCTTACTCAAAACAAACTTTTGATTTGTACAAAGTGTTTGAGGCACACAAAGAAAAATTTATTTCGATAAATACTGGGATGGATCCTATCAGAAATATCCTTAAAATGGAGTTTTTTAATGAAAAAAATGCAGAGGAAGTAAAGCATTTTTTTAGGGATCAGAATAGAGAGATTGATAAAAATATTCAGAACATGGCAAATTTAATTTCAATCGTTGTTGCACTCAACGCGTATGATATTAAAAAGGAACGATTTCAAGATTTTATCAACTCGATGAGTTTCCTGTGGGTGAATTTTACTGAACAAAAGCAAATCAACATATTTAATAAGATCATTTCTTCTTTAGACTACAGAAATAATGTATGTAGGACTAATTTTCCAATTATGAACAATGATGAAGTCTCAGACCCAATTCAGACCTCAATCAAAAAATACGTCCAAATAATTTACGATTTAACGTATGTCGAGGCACAAGGGAAAGTTATTGAATATATTAATTCTTTGGATCAATCGATTTTATCATCTGTCATTTGTCCATATATACTAAAAACAAATGACTGGATCGAGGTTGATTATGATGTCTCGATTAAATTATTCGCGACTTCAAATAAAGATTCAAATGATATCACTATGAAGAATTTAGTGGAGAATGTAATTAAAAAAATTGTTGCGACAATTAATAAGAAATTTAATAATAATACTGGATTTTACACCGAATTATCATCATTTAAACTGATTAATTTCCTTGGTCTCATATTATCACTGATCGTGGATTATGAAATTGAGATTCAAACTGATTTTTTTACTCATAATACTCAATTCATTGAATTTTATTTGGGAAGTATCACTGGGAATAATTTCGACAGATTTGAAAGCAAAAATATTCTGTATATCGCGCTCATTTCGAAATTAATTTATATCCTCAATGATCTAATCTGGATAAAAACAACAGAGAGCAAAAATATATCTAATAAAGCCGAAATATATTTGAACCATTTCGAAGCTTATTTAATTGATGAACACATGACTGAATTATTTACAAAAGCTGAGCAAAATCTCTTGTTATTTTTCTATCAGAAATATATATCACATGCAGCGATATCTACCCTTACAACTGATCATTTTAAATACGCTTATTCAATTGATAACAATGATAGTATTAAACTTGGACAGACTTCTAAAACTGATTTACTTTACTGTCCGTACTCATATGATGTTAGTATTAGTGAAAATAAACAAACAGCTAACATCGAAATCAAAGAAACGGTTTATTCAATTGTGTTGAGTTCCAATGCATCAATTAATCCTTTTAAGAAGGGTTTTATTCTGGAAATGAATGATGAGGATGTGATCAATAATCGTCTTCAAGTGATCGAATTTAATTATTTATTCAGTAATTTCAAAGCTGACACTGACACACCGGAGAAAAATACTTTTAAAAATATCACCGAGAGTTCAGTGATCACGAACTATGAAGTTAATAGATATGGTCAAGATGTCGAGATAAAAATTTGCTATGTGGATGACAAACCAAATAAGTTACTTAGTTATTCAAATATCGTTGATACACCCTGGTATCTTGAGAGAAAATTCTATGGTAAAGTTCATCTTGATATTGAAAATAATAAATACATGAAAAATATCTTCTATGACAGTTTGTTCAAAGAATATTATGTGACGGTGGCTTCTAAGAATTCATCATTAATAAGAATTTACACAAGAACACAAAATGATATGGAAATGCTATTTGATATTTATCCTCATAATAAGAATAAGGGTAAGGGTAAGGGTAAGATTTTTGTAGCATATGAAGAATATGAGGTTCTTTTTGATGACTCATATCATGATGAAATTGATCTTGAAGCAAGAAAATGGTGTGAGGGTATCACTAATTGTTTTATTATCAAACACTCGATAATGGTGGATAAGGAAGAAAAGAGAACATACAAAATCATGATTATTCCCACATCACTAACTCCAAGTTCAACCACAAACAAAAATACCAGTTCATACGCTGGTAAATTTGATCCGGGGTATGCAACCCCTCATCTTGAATTCTTAAAGGAAAACAAAAAGGGGATCTATTTAGACAAAATTTATTTTATCGATTTGAAATTATCCACTTATTTTATGCAAGGGAAACCACCCCCAGGAAAAACCTTTTTGACTTTAGATATCACTGATCATGATGCGTTCCTTATTTACACTTATTATTGGTTATTATTCAAAAATTACCACAATGTATATTTCATTTTGACAACTTGGACCAACATCATTAGAATTTATCACAAGAGAGATATTTTGGATGCTAATCGATCAGAAATTAATAAATTTTAC